GGATGGAACTACCCCTAGCCTAGCTACTAACGACCACTGAAACCGATATTACAATGCATAAGAAATGACATTAGTTTTTTCTTTGATAGGAAACACAGATAGATCGTCAGATTTATCGACACATTCATTCTACGCGAAATGAATCCTCGTTGAGATCAACCCTCAACTGCGCACCACGAGTACAGATGTGATGAGCCAATTTCCAATTAAACGGTATCCGATGAACTTTGGATTTAAGTACCAGCTCGACTTCCCCCAACTCAAGTGCTCTCTCTAACCAGCCTACCAAGTAATCCTCAGGAAGGATTAGCCATTCAGAGACCAGACATGCATGCAGCAACAGAGTCCATCCACTATAAGACAATCGTGAATCATAGTCACCCATTATGTCCTCAGCCAATGACCGCACGTATTTTCTGATCTTCCGAATATCCCTTGAATTCCCCAGATCAACCACGTTGAACAGTGCCTCAGACACAGCCAGAGCCCACGATGAGCTATCATCCTCAGCTGAGTAGTTTGTGATATCTCTTGGTGATGGTTCTCCCGCTATATAATCGTGTGCACACCCACCCGAAATGACCAATGTACTTGTCCACTTGTTGATGACAAAGATTCTAGATCCTGATTGATTGATATCATCTGCATCATATATGTCGAACACGAACCCTGATGAATCGAGATCAGATGAGATCTGCTGTGCTTCATATCCTGTACAAAACAAGCGGATAACAATTAATCCTGCCTTCTTGACCTTTATGATCGGTTTTAACAATGAGAGGGTCGGACGATCATCACCCATTTCTATATCAACAACTAGAGTGTAATTCCCTGCATCATAACGCATGACAGCCTCGCTAATAGAAGGATCAGTCCAGTCCCCTGTTGTCGTGAAAGATTGTGGCAGCTGGGTATATTGCTCAGAATGTAGTGAAGATGCAACGAGTAGGGGTTTGTATGATCTGAATCTATGAGCACGTAAGGGGATTGAGGATCTCAAATCAAGCCCAAACACCTGAGGGCATCCGGCATCCAATGCCACTCTGGCAACCGCTCCATGACCACTACCTATGAGGATAACGGGCCATTTTGCAAAAATCTTGGAGAATGGAGCCCACACATATGTTGCTGTACCACTTCCGTAGTCATATCGCCCAGCATTCCTCCATAATAGTGCCTTGATTCGCCTCATCGTATCATTTCCATTCTCCTTGAGCCCCCGACACCCCTCAAGAGTGATATCCTTATGATGACATGATCGACCTCTAGGAGCGATAGATCGGAGGACTGGTAGCTTCGAAGAGACTACAGGGGTAGCAACTGCCACGGTCCCAATTACCGTGAGCGTCCTAGTTAACCGTAAGGCTTCCTCAATTGATGTTCGGAATCCTATTACTCGCCGTGAGTTTGACAAATCGCTCAGCGAATTCGCCAATTCGGGAGCTTGTTGTTTCAGATGGCGCACAACGTTATCTGCTATAAATGCTATGACCGTGACTCGCTTAGATTCATCGTGCTCATGGCGAAGACATGGGAGTAGTTGCTTTCCGATAATAACTTGAACGGTCTTGAGAGATATAACCCCTTGTATCTGTGCTAAATACACGTCACTGACTAAACACGCTGTTAGCAGCTCAGAAGCAGCTCTCTCGTGGTCGGAACTAAACAGGTACTGTTGCCTATGATTGTATGTCGCATCTACGCCTGACAAGGCCCGTATACACTGACTTGTGATCACTGCCGACAGTCGATTGGAGGACCTACCTAAACCGCCGCTGTACGTGGGTTGATCATATAGGTCATATTGCTTTACAGCTGGATCATTCCTGAGGAGGGGATGACCTAGGAGTGGTCCGACAGCACTAACACACAGCGGAACAAGCTTCATGATGAAAGTGTCCAATCTCCATCTATCTTTGCCAAATACACTGGTCATCATAAAGTTCACTATCGCTTCGTCCACACAGACGTTTTTGATTGCAAGAATCACAAGATGAAGACCGTTTGAGACTAACTCTGCAATATCAAGAAGTCTGCCGGGGAAATGTGACATGGACCCATCTACCACCATCCTGCTTGTGCTGTTCTTTCTCAGTGTCTGTCTGAAGTATGCCTCAAGGATGTGCAGACGTGCTGTACGCGTTATCTTGAGATCAGTTCGGAGTGGTAGATTTTTATGCTTTATGACCCCTGTGATTCTTTTAAGCGCTAGATTGTCCAAGAAAGCTAAACTGTTAGAACGAAAATTGATGATTGGGACAGTTACTCCTTTGGGACCCTTGACCTCGATGTCCGGAAGCGGTTCCATCATTTCACCTGTCATGAGGATTGTAACCGATCCGCTGCGCTCACCGCACCCTTTCTGAGATCTGAATTGTAGTATCCACTGCGCCACAAGCAGAGGCTCTTGAAGCATACATGGATAGTCCTGATTTCCTCCGGACAGAGACCCAGCGTTATCTGATGAGACAACACAATGAGTTGCAAAGTTAGGAGATCCCATACCGTGGGCAGACATATGGCCCTCGCGAGCAAGATATCTATGCCGGAAATCACCTCCTGATATTCCGGTCAAAGAATCAGATATATCTGACAGACGAGTGTTTGTTCGTGACCAACCAACTGCATCAAGTATGGTCTTAAATGCAGGATCAGATCCTGTTTGACTGGCAATCAGTTGCAATTTCCGCATATCTCTCGACGTGGAGTCCGATCCTACAATTTTGTATCCATGCTCACTTCTCTTCTCTCGAGTTTTGCTTCCGACGTATGGATCGTATGGGCCGCGAGTATTGATCGGATCTGATTCTGCAACGAGAACCGCGTTGATGCCCTGCCTCATGAATCCCTCAGCTGTGCAATCTGTGTCAAAGTCCCACGGCATGTAGGTTGTGACTCCAACTATAGGACTCTCCTTTCCTGGATGCCATCGTGCTCTCAACTTTTTCGTCAAGTCGTAGATTGTAGTTCGATGTGCGGGGGAGTTAGGCAGCTTTAAGAACCTCTCACACATGTACACAATACCTCGAGCTTCCAAGTGGAGTACCTTATCTACTACGGGGATTCCCATCTCACGCACTACACCTTGCAGTGTTCTAGTAGCGACGAACATCTTACTGATGGTCTCTTTGACTCCAGCAACAGAACAATCCATGATATCTCGCATGACCAGGGGGTTATAAGGCTCACAGGCCAATAACACGTCTGTTAACTGGTCCAGGTAGCTATCTACATTCTCAGACATAAGTTCTTTAATCTCCAATACACGAATGAACTGTCGATCTCTCAAAGCTCGGACAGTCTCATCAGCAACTCCGTCTGTAGAGGTTGTTGGTTTTTGAATGGGAATACTGAAGGGGTCAGCAAGTAGGGAACGAAGACGTGGCTCCTTCTGGTATATTGAATCATCCGAGAGCTGGGCTAGCATCCTGTTGTACAGTCGTTCATCTGACCTTACACGCGCAGAGAGCACCATTGCTGATACTGATTTCCCGAGTGGATCAGATCCTCCCTTGTAGATGAATCCAGTGAACGGAACAACGGGGAAACCTCCCAACTCTGATGGAAGTGTGAGACAAAACTTAATCCAATCCCAGAATCGATCAGGATATGCATCCCGCATGAGCTTAACCTGACCACCATAAAGTCCACGTCCGGCAGATAGTCTTAGCAGATATAATGCAGAATGGAGACAGGCTAGATAGTAGCTGAGTAGAGGCTGTGAACTTTTCTCTGCTCCTGCCAACGACGTTGAGAAGATAGCTCCGATGTTAGTCCTCACCGAAGGAAAGGTGTGGGAAGAGTGAGGAAAAAGTCGTGAATGAAATTTAAGACTTGTGGGACGGTAAACGCCATTGACATAAACATCTTTTGAGTAAGTTACTACGCTGGTGGACTCGAGACATTCCTCTGGCTTAACATGCTGGTTAACTTTCTCACACTCATTCTTGATCCTCAACAGCAGTAGGTCGCGTAAGGCAGTAAGGGTTTCTTTGGATGTTCTACTCTGTTCTGACATGATTCTACAGGAGAGAAGTTGATTGTCACCTTGCCCGACCATGATTATGGCTATCGGTAAATCATTTGCAGCAAGTGCTATCATGCAATACGTACAAATAGTCCATAGTTTTTGACATATACCTTCGAACCCTCCAAGATGATTGTACCACAGGAGAGAAGATTCTGGCGGGACAGGTTGCTCAATTCCCTCTGGCTTCAGATGGTTAACTCGCACTACAATCATGGCTTGAGTGAAGAATTCGTGTGCAAAATCAAACACCCCCGTTACCCCGAACATGTCGTTGAGAACTCGTCCAACCATATGGACAGTTAATTGTCTCCATCTTAGATTCCAACGACTTAGGTCTATCTCAACAAACATGGTCAGTGCATCTGTGTTTGTTTGAGGAGCAGTCATTTGCAAAAATAATTTCTGTATGTAGGTTTTGTCTCGTGTCATCGTTTGCTGCGGGAGATAAGGAAATATTCCATCAGCCAGGTTCATCTCTGTTAATGCAAAGAACATGCGAATTTCAAGGACAAGCATACTAAACATCCTAGCATCAACCTTAAATTCTCTCTCTTTCGGATGAAGAGACACAATAAACCAGTCAAGAGGTACCACACGTTTCACAATCAAAGCAACAATCTGTTTCATATTGATTTCTTCTCTACGAACTAATTCGAGCAAGAGTCGCCTGTGTGACATTTGTTTTCCAATGTTCCACCCGCTTGCCACATTGCCTCTGTAGAGTGATATTGACTTGTCGTCTATAAGATCTAGGTAGTTTGGTGAGTAATCGAAATCAGCAATTTGACTCCATCTCACGTGTTGCCAATCTGATATTGGATAACTGTTGCGATTCAGTCCCCTGAACTGTTTCCGCGAGAATTCATACAATTTCGTGCCTTCACCGGCTTTCGTGAATTCTAAGTGTGGCCAGCCTTTCTTCCGAATGTGATTTTCTAGCATTTGACGTTGGAATTCCCAGGATATACGACATGCATCGGTGTAGAATGTAGCGTCAGGACTGAGAGCCTCCTTGGCTGCTGATTTCCCTCCCTTTGCTGGGTCGATGATCGGATGTCCTGATACCTTGAGAAGGCCAAAGAGCTCAGTCACAACCTGAACGTCACCTATGCCACGGAGAACTCGATCATACTTGTCTGTTAAGAAATCTGTTTTGGTCTCGAGTTCGATCTCTTTCGCTTTGACTTTGTCCATCATCCGTAGATAGGGACCGTCATCACCGAACACCAGGTCTGTCATTTGTGATAGATAAGCCTTAGAAAGTGCCTCTGTTTGCTTGAGTAAGCCGAAACCATCATTTCCATGACGTGAAAGACACTCCTCATGCCACTCAAATGTTTGAAGTATCCCGGTCAGGAGCTCTTTATTACCATAATAGAATGTTTCGGCTGCTACTAGAACATTAGCTCGTGACAATAAGACATCCTTGATCATGAGCAGCTGATCATATGTCATGAGATACTTGCCAACCCCCTCGATAGAGATGAATACCATATCTCTAGTGGCACTGATTGATGCCGATTCAGGAATGTACGTAGAGGCAACTAGCACTCCAGATGTTGAAAACTGACGATTAACCTCTTCCACGAGGCTATCAAGAAGACTCCAGCGTTCAAAGTAAGTATCTGCATGTTTGCTCTTATGGGGGATATCTTTGAGATCTGGAATGCAGTGGGTGAATGGAAACAATGACAACAGTGCTTGCTTGTACAAATCTGCAGCTATCAGGTATGCTGAATCTGCGTCTCGTTGCAACGTTCCCTTCCAGTTGGTGTTGTAGAACATAGGATACTGATCAGGGTCAACAATTTCATATTCATCAATGTCTGGTAATCGACTTTTCAGCTTGGTGATGACTCGTGACATGTATTGATCCTTGATGTCCTTCAACGGGAGAGCAAGTGCGGCCAAGTACCTGAGTCGGTGAGTATCGATTATAGGTGAATCGAGATACGTGTCAGGGAAGTATCGATCAGCCACCCCCATCATATCAGACATCGCATCATCCTGGTCGTCCATGGTGGATGGAAGTGGAAAGAGGTTACGGATTCTTGCAGTCATGATGCTGGTGGTGTGACTCAGTGGTGGGATCTATCCGTTCAGCCTAGAATGGGATTACTGGATGTTTCGATATGCTTTATGCTATGTGTCAGTTGTTCTCACCATGGTAGGCTAGGGTCAGTTCCATCCTTTGGACGGC